TCTCCCCAATCAGTGGCTATCTCGGAGCCTGCTGCATGTTTGTATGCGAAGATGTCTCCGTCTATTAAAATGGTCGTTGGCATTAATGTGGTTCTTTTAGTAAATGAAAATTGTTTTTGAAAATAGAGTATTTCTTGTCTGTTCTTCCTACGGGTATGTTGATCATGTGTTTGTTCCTAGATATGTGCCAAGGAATCACATAGAAATTATTGTTAGGAATCACGTAACATATCAATATGGTGAAGTTTCCCAGCGCGTTCTTAGACCTGAAGCGGTAGTAAGAAGTCCCTGTTCTAGGGTGCTTCATCAAGCTATTAGTTGTCTTGACCTGCACTCTATTCAGGACACCCTTCCAATCAGTGATGAAGTCGTATCCAGTAGTGACCGAAGGTTGACTCACCGAGAATCCTAGTGTGAGTAGTTTGGTTTTCACAACCTGTTCTCCACACTCCCCAACAAAGGAAGAACTAGACGTGTCATCAATGTGTTTCAGCCCAGTTTCTTCCAATTTTAGATTCTCCATCAAGTGGACACCTAAATCCAAGGGTTGTCCCTGACTGCCTAATTGCTTTAACTGCCTCTTCAGCCACGAGTCTAGACCACTCAGGCTCCGCTTCGCATTGATACTCGTCATGCACATGTGCTACTAATCCCCATTCTTTCCCGTGAACTAAACCTTTATTGGTTAGGTTCTCGTAAAGGTGAACAGTAGCTTGCTTCATTATTACAGCACCTGCAGACTGAAGCAGTGTGTTAAGTGCAGCATGGTCTTTTCTAATGTATAGGTTTCGACCGTCCAACCCTTTGAGGTGGTTTCTATGCTCAAGTTTGCTAGAAAGGCAAGCCTTTAATTGAGCAAGCGCAGGCAAACCCCGCAAAAATTTTTCCTTAATTTTTTTGCCTGCTTTTCTACCCTTGCCTATAACCTCTCCGATCTTTGCGTCACCTGCTCCGTATAAGAATGCATATATAAATCTCTTGGATGCATCTCTGTCAGGCAATCCTGCTGCATGTTGATTAACAGTGTGTATGTCTTCTTCTAATAATTTTTTAGCATAATCACCATCGTCGTATGGGGCCAAGTAGTGAGCAAGGCATCTTAACTCTAAGCCTGCGGCGTCACAGCCTATAAGTATTTTACCCTCGGAAGCACGGAACAATGAACGGCACTCCTCCCCATAAGGAGAGCCTACTCTAGGAACTTGAGCTACGTTAGGATTACTATGCGTGCATCTTCCAGTTACAGCACCGTTGGTGTTGACTCTTCCATGCATTCTTCCCTCTGCTTCCAGTTTCAGCCAAGCCTGTTTGCCTTCAGCTAGTTGGCCCATGCGTTTAACTAGAAGCAGGTATTCATTAAGAAGCTCAACTGATTTCTGGTTAGTTTGCAGCTTGATTCCTGTCAGAATTGTTTCGTCAATCTTAGGTTTACCCTCTTGTGTAAACTCAGTAGGAACCCAACCAAGTCTTTTCAAGCGGTCACCTATGTGGTCTCTGCTTGCTGGGTTAAACGGAACTAGCTTGTGCTTACGAGGCCCTACAGTTATCTCCTTGTCCTTAAAGCCTGCTTCTTTTGCTGCTTTCTTGGTGGGATGCAAACCTGCAGGGCTTCTCCACAAAAAACTCTTCATTGGAATTTTGTCATCAGGAAACATCGCCTTCAACTCTTCCAATAAATCAATCTTCCTAGTGGACAACGTGACGTATAACTTTCGTGCCTGATCAACATCAAAGCGGAATCCGTTTTGTTCCATTCTTTGGATGCACCAAGCAAAGTCGTGCTCTAGTTCCACAGCTTGTGAAAACTCTTGGTGAATGTCAGATCGAACAAGGTCATATAACTTTTCAGTGACCTTTGTATCCTGACGGCAATACGTCAGCATCTCAGGCACGTACTCAGCGAAACCATGCTCCTCTAAGAATTCACCTTTTAGTTCACCCAACCTATACCCCCATGCTTTCAGTGAATGAGAACCTCGGAGCCTAAGAGGCATGTAGTTGCTGTTCTTGATTAAGTGCTCTCCATCCTCGTCGCCTATGTTGGTAAACAGTAAGCGACTCACAACAAGAGTATCCAACACGTCAGGCATTTTGTCATAAGATGCCATGCCCAGTTGTACTAATGCAGGTATGTCAAAGTTGATGATGTTGTGACCTATAATCTGGTCATACTTCATCAAGAGATTGACACCGTCTAGGATATCATTGGACTCACAGTCAAATGTATAAGTTGTTCCTTCATTAACATCCTTGATTACGATACACCAAATTTGTGTGAGCGAGTCAAGGAGGCCATCGGTCTCTATATCAAAAATCGCTCGACGCATCGTCATCCTCCTCTGGTGGTTCAGTTTCAAGTAGTCTTCCTGTCTCTTCGGTGAACTCCAAGAAACATCCTATTCCTGTTTGACCTGACCACCTGTTTTTCAACACACGAACAGTAGTCATCTTACCTTTCTCGACATCCTGTTGATCTCGTTCAAGTCCAATCACCATGTCGCTCAGTTGGGCAATGGCTGCACTCCCTCGGAGTTGTGCCAAGGTGGTGCGTGCTCCTTCTTCATGACCCCTACCGTCAGGTCGCTTTAGGTGCGACACTATGACAAGACTGAACTTCAGTTCTTCAACCAAGGATCGAAGTTTTGTCATGGTGTTATCAATCATGCGGCGTTCATCGCCTCCCTCCATACCACTCACCACAATGCTGATGTGATCGAGAAATATTATTTTGCAGTCAACACTGGTTACTAAATATCTAATCTTTGATAACAGGTTGTCTTCTGATACAGAACCCCAGTGGTCGTAGGTAAAATATCTACCCGAACCCACAGTGGCATCGAATGCTCCTTTCAGTTCCTCTTCTGTGCATTCCTGTGGGTTCAGATAGATGGGTTTGTTGAGATGTATACCCATGAGGCCGAGTGCAGTACGTTTCGTTGACTCCTCAAGGGCTACATATCCTACCGTCTCGCCTGATGATAGTAGATGGTAGGCAACCTCTTTACACACGGCTGACTTACCTATACCGGAGCCAGCACACAGTGTTGTAATTTCTCCTATGCGTAGGCCACGAGTCAGTTCGTTAAGACCTTGCCAAGGGTAGCTGTGGGATTCGGATTCTTCCTCTCGGTTGATGACGTCCCATAAGTCAGTGCCACTGATGATACCGTCAGGTCTCCATGCCTTAGCTTCCCACATGGCTGACACCAATTCTTTGCCTCGTCTTGCCACGAGCATTTCATTGGCATCCTTTAGTGGAAGGGAGGCAATCTTAGCTTTGCCTACGGATAACAATTGAGCACATTCATCTGCTGCTTTTTGACCGACTTTATCTTGGTCGAACATGAGCACCACATTCTTGAAGTTCTCAAGCCATTCAAGATTCTCCTTGAACGCTTTGACAGCACCTGCAGCACCATTCGGTACACTCACTACAGGCCACTTGTTTTCAAGCAACTGTGAGACGCTCATCGCATCAATCTCACCCTCAGTGACAACCACTTGAGTGTTGCCTGATGTCCTGTTCCACAACCACTGTCCGTACAGAGGCAACTTGCCATTGCCCAGTATTCGGAAGTCTTTGTTTTGTAACCTGATCTTACTTAGGCGTTCGCCTTTATCGGTCAGGTAGTTGGCAATCTGAACAGGCAGTCCGTTGTATTCACCCAACTCATACTGCCAGAACTTACAGGTCTCTTCACTGATGTTCCGTTTGGTCAATGCAGCAAACCGTACATTGGTCAGTGAAGTGTGTGTTGTGTTGCTTTTTATCGGCTTAGTTGTTGCCGTATCTTTATCGTAATCTTTGTGATATGTATTGCACGCAAAACAATAGCCGTGTCCATCCTCATAGACACCGACAGCATCACTGCTGCCACAATTAGAACATGGGCCGTGTTTTACAAACTCATCTTTTTTTTCTGTAGTCACTTATAATCTCCTCTATCTTTCCGTCAAATGTTTCTGTTTTTAGTATTTCTCTAGACTTAGGGCCAAGCCTCATCCAAGTGAGTTTGCCCTTTACGCCTGCTAATGTGTCGAGATCAGTGACTTCTACTGTAGCCTTCTTGCCCTCGTTAGTTTCGAGAACAGCATGAGTAGCTTTGTGTGGCTTTATGAGAACCATGAGCTTGGAATCTGTTTACCTGAATATTGAAACCCATGTTTTTCGCACCATTCAGCGTAGCTTGTCTTACTCTTGTTGGACAACTTCACTTTAGGATTTTGAAAAACGAACCGGATGTCTATATCAGGATGTTCTTTACGAATCAACAGATGTTTCGCTCTGTCCTGTGGGAAGAATCTACCCTTGGTTTCTATGTAGAAGTTTTGATCCTCTAAATAAAAGTCAGGGGTATAGTGATGAACTTTGTGATACGGTAGCCTTACTGACTCAAAGAGGAATGGAACGCCTTGGGCTTCCAACAAACGCCCCATTCCTTCTTCAAGCCGACTACGGTATTTATTGTTGTTCTTCACGAGACCGCAGGAGAGATGCCACTGATTTCTGGACTACTTTCAGAAGTCAGCAGCAGAAGCCATCTCTGTCTGCGCCGTGCTGGAAGGAGGAGGTGAGGTCGTACTTCCAGTAGATTGGTCTTTAGCAACAAAACCCTCTTCAACCACGGTGAACCCGTGATCATCATTTGATGCGTACTCAACCAAATTCAAAATTTGAATAGCGTGTAACCGTGGGGTAATGCCACATCCTGTAGGAGTGTGGTAAGGG